AGCAAGTCCATCAGCGTCAAGATAAACACCGTCCGGTACCATCTTAGCCATAACTTGCTGTAATTTTAAATGAGTTAACTGTATCATATCAGCAAAGCCGGTTATTCTACCAACTAAACTTTCAATACGTCCGTTATACATACGAGGCGCCACAATACTGTAGTTCATTTTAACTTTGTTAAAATCGCTTTTTTCACGCATCATATTTTTACACATACCCCACTTAAGCAGCTTTCTGCAACCGGGTATATAAACACCTTCGTATAATACCTCTATTTTTTTAGCCTCTTTAGTAAAGTCACCTGTCTTATCGCTAGGAGGATTAAACTGATCTGTCTTTCTTATAGCTTTTTGC